CGATAAGAGTGACCAAGAATATGTATCTGAATTTAGAAAGAAGAACATTTCTAATAGAAAGGAATAATGTCAAAAAGAAAGTATACTGATTTCATTGTAATCCATTCTACAGGTACACCTCCAGATATGGACATTGATTTACGAACAATTGATGAATGGCATAGAAAGCGGGGTTGGCTCAAGATTGGATACCACTTCTTTGTTCAGAAAAATGGAACAATAGAAATTGGGAGAAATCCTGATGAAGTTGGTGCCCACACAAAAGGATACAATGGAAAATCAATTAGTATTGTTTTAGTTGGTGGAACCGACAAAAATGGAAACCCTGATCCTTACTTTTCTGCATCTCAATGGGAAGCATTGTTTAGTTTAGTAAACAGCTTGACTTTTATGTATAGAGGTGCTAAAGTAGTAGGACATGGTGAGTTAGTACTTGATAGTGTCTGTCCGGGCTTCTCAGTAAAGAAGTGGTGGGCAAATAATTCTGAGTTAATTTATGGAAAAACAGGATACAATAATGATGAAACTTAAACAATATAATGAGGAAGATTTGGAAAATCATTCGCAAAGTAATTATTCTTTTGAGTATCGAGAAGGAATGAGTGGACTTAGTGTAGATTTTAACTTTTCTACTGAAACCCTTGGTGACGTACTGGAACAGTTCAAGAATTTTCTGATTGCGTCCGGTTACTCTTATGTTGATGCAGTGTCTGCATTTTCGGATAACATGGAGTTTACGACCCAAGAAGAGGAAGAGGAAGAAGAAGAAGAAGATGATGCTGATGAGGATGAAGCAGATGAAGAATAAGTTCCTTATACACACGGTTTCTAAAGAAACCTCTTTTTTCTAATAATGGTAGTGGTTCATGAATAATAATAAAGATTTTGTTGGGCATGAACCATGCCCTTCATGTGGTTCAAAAGACAACTTAGGTAGATATAATGACGGTCACGGATTTTGTTTTGGTTGTGGTTATCGGGAGTCTGCTGTTATGGCTAATAATAATTCTCCACAACGACAGGTTACCATAATGACAACAATAGATTTAATAGATGGAGAAGTAACTTCTCTTCCATCAAGAGGTATCGAAGAAGAGACATGCAGGAAATGGGATTATCGGGTTGGTACTTTTAATGGACAGAAAGTACAGATTGCAAACTACAAAAATACCTCTGGAAAGAGAATTGCACAAAAGGTAAGATTTAGAAACAAGGATTTCCTTTCAAAAGGAGATATGAAAAGTGTCTCTCTTTATGGAGAACACTTGTGGTCAGGAAAAGGAAAACGATGTGTGATCACCGAAGGAGAAATAGATGCTCTTTCAGTAAGTCAAGCACAAGGAAACTCTTGGCCGGTTTATTCTGTACCAACAGGTGCAGGAGGATCAGTAAATGCAATTAAGAAAGCAGTTGAATTGTTGAATGGATATGAACAAGTAATCTTCTGTTTTGATAATGATGAAGTAGGTTTCAAAGCAGCAGAAGAATGTGCACAAGTGTTACCTCCGGGTAAAGCAAAGATAGCAAAGCTACCTCTAAAAGATGCAAATGAAATGCTGGTCAAGGGTAGAGTGAAGGAGTTGGTTAATTGTCTTTGGCAAGCAAAGGTCTTTAGACCCGATGGTATCATTTGTGGAACAGATTTATGGGATGTTGTTTCAAGTGAAGATGCAATGTCGGCAGTAATGTATCCCTACACAGGAATCAACAATAAAACTCTTGGAATACGAAGGGGAGAAATAGTTACTGTAACCGCAGGATCGGGTACAGGAAAGAGTCTGGTATGTCGTGAAATCGCATCTCATATACTGATGACTCAAGAAGAAAGTGTTGGATACATTGCACTAGAAGAGTCGGTTAAAAGGACTGCTCTTGGCTTTATGAGCATCTGGCTAAACAAACCACTTCATCTTGGTACTTCAGATGTCAAAGTAGATTCTGATGAGTTTAATGACGCATTTAAGAATACACTTGCAACCGGTCGTGTTTATCTTTATGACCATTGGGGTTCACTTGATAGTGATAATCTGCTAAACAAGATACGATACATGGTTCAAAGTTGTGGATGTAACTACATTGTTTTGGATCATATTTCTATTGTAGTCTCTGGATTAGAGGGTGGAGATGAAAGACGTACAATTGATAATCTGATGACCAAGTTGCGTGGTCTTGTAGAAGAAGTAAATTGTGGACTTATACTGGTTTCACACTTGAAAAGACCACAAGGAAACAAAGGACATGAAGATGGCGCACGAACAACAATGGCACAACTTCGAGGATCAGCAGCAATAGGACAACTTTCAGATATTGTAATTGGATGTGAACGAGATCAGCAAGGAGAAAATCCAGATCGTACAACAGTACGAATTCTAAAAAATAGGTGGTCCGGAGAAACCGGAATTGCGTCTTGTCTTGACTATTCAAAAGAAACTGGTAGACTACTGGAAGTAGTTGACATAGATTTAGAAGAGCTTGATGAGAGTAGACCCAGATATGATGAATCGGACTTTTAAGGAGAAAACAAATGAAGAATACTTGTGTATTTGATATTGAAACAAATGGCCTTGATGAGAACCTTACAAAAGTACATTGTATGGTACTCTTTGATATGGAATCTGAACAGTATTTCAAGTATGGTCCAAATATAGGTAACCTACAAATCGGACTTAATCGACTAGATTCTTATTCAACAATTGTTGGACACAACATAATCAGATTTGACATTCCAGCAATGACAAAGATTTTAGGATGGAAACCAAAAGTTTCACAAGAAATACTTGATACTCTTGTACTGAGTCGTCTGGTTTTTCCAGACAGAAAGTCAAAAGACTTTAAGAAAAATAAAGTTTCATCCGATCAGATGGGACGACACACCTTGAAATCATGGGGTCAAAGACTTGGTTTTGAAAAGGGTCTCTTTCTAAGATCAAAGGAAGTTGGTCAATCCGACTTTACCGACTTTGATTCTTATTCAGATAACATGCTAGAATACTGTAGAAGAGATGTACAACTAACAGTAATGCTTTTTAATCACTTAAAGAAAGCAAACTTTTCTAAGGAATCAATAAATCTTGAACACGAAATCTTCAAGATTTGTAATAAGCAGGAACAAGATGGATTTCCTTTTGATGCAATAAAAGCATCTCAATTTTATGCAGTTCTCTGTGAACACAGAAAGCTACTTCAAACCGAACTAAAGAATAAATTTGGTTCATGGATGGAACCCTCTGGAGAAGTGTTTACTCCAAAAGTAAACAATAAGAAACTCGGCTACAAAAAAGGAATGCCATTTCAAAGGTTGAAACTGGTAGAGTTTAATCCTAATTCAAGACAACATATTGCAAAGAGGCTAACTGCTATACATGGCTGGCAACCAAAAGAAGTAACACCAACCGGTGAACCAAAAATTGATGAAGCAGTCTTAGAGAAGTTAAAATATCCAGAAGCAAAGCTAATGGCAGAAGCTCTAAGAATAAACAAAATGATAGGACAACTTTCGGAAGGAAAATATGGTTGGTTATCTCTCGAAAAAGAGAACAGACTTCATGGAGCAGTACACACAATGGGTACAATCGCTAGTCGATGCTCTCACACGCACCCTAACCTTGGTCAAGTTCCGAGTGTCAAAACACCCTTTGGGAAAGAGTGTAGACAATTGTTTACTGCACCCAAGGGATTCGATCTCATGGGATGTGATGTGTCTGGGCTGGAAGCTAGGGTTCTCGCTCATTATCTTGCTAGGTTTGACAACGGCTCATTTAGTAATACGCTTCTTAAAGGAGACATACATAGTGCTAATCAAAAAGCCCTTGGTTTGGATAATAGAGACCAAGCAAAAACTTTCTTGTATGCTCTCTGTTATGGTGCAGGAAATGTCAAACTCGGTCAAATTGTTGGTAAAGGAGCACAAGAAGGACAACGATTAAAAGATAGGTTCTTTAAGTCAATGCCAGCATTTAAGAAACTTAGAGATGCAGTTGCTTTGAGAGGAGAATCTGGGTATCTAACAGGACTTGATGGACGTATGGTTCCTGTTAGAAGCGAACATGCCAGCCTCAACACTCTGTGTCAGTCGGCTGGTGCTATTATTTGTAAGCGTTGGGTTGTGGTCTTTCACAATCTTTTAAAGGCAAGAGGATTTGTTGAAGATAAAGATTATCAGCAGGTTGCTTTTGTTCATGATGAAATTCAAGTTCTTGTAAAAGAAGGAAAAGGAGACGAAATTGGAAAAATTGCTGTACAAGCTATTGAGCAAGCAGGAACCGAGTACAATCTCAGAATACCACTTACCGGAGAGTACAAACTTGGTCAATCTTGGGCTGAAACCCACTAATAAACGAGGCCATGCCCCTATAGGGTACTTATAGGGAATGGCCCTTTAACCGTAAAGGAAATATGAAGAAAGACGGTTCTTTGGTAGAGCAACTCCTGATTGATGGAGATATTCTGGTCTACAAAAACTGTTGTGCAGTTGAAACAGAAATTGATTGGGGAGATGATTTCTGGACTCTTCACAGTGATCTAAAATCAGTTAAGCAACTAATTGATCAAGAAGTCTTGTCACTCTTAAACAAGACAGGAGCAAAAGAAGCCTCTATTCTGTTTTCTAGTAAACACAACTTCAGAAAGAAGGTGATGGATACTTATAAAGCACATAGAGCAGGTACTCGAAAACCAATGGTTTTTAATGAAGCAAAAAACTATTGCAGAGAAAAATGGAATGCGTTTGAATCTAAGTGGCTTGAAGCCGATGATCTTCTTGGTGTTAAGAACACACTTTGGCCTGAACTATGCTGTATTGTAAGTGCAGATAAAGACTTACTGACAGTTCCGGGTAATCATTGGGATCAGAAAGCAAACATAATGTATTGGATTGACGAAGACACTGCAAACTACAATTTCTATATGCAGACACTTACAGGTGATCCTACAGATGGATACAAAGGATGTCCCGGTATTGGACCAACAAAAGCAGAACGTATTCTGAATAAAGCAAAAGAAGAAAAGATTCCTCTATGGAATGCAGTTCTAGAAACATATAATAAATCTGCTCTTGACAAAGAGTTTGCACTAACCCAAGCAAGAATGGCATACATTCTGAGAAAAGAACAGTGGAAAGGACTAAATGAATACCCAAAAATGTGGAAACCGGTATGACTAATCGCCTTTCCATCAAACAAAAACTGCAACTTGAAAACTACAAAAGGACAAAGAAAATGGGACATTATGCAGAACAATATGAACAAAGTAATCTTGATTTTGAAGAACCAGAGGAAATTGGTGACCTAAAAAAGCAATTTGAAGGAACAGC